CAATCGCGGAAATCGCGGAATCGACCCCCGCGATTTGACGCAGGTGAATTTCCACCGGAAATTTTCGGCAATCGCGGAAGAGCACCGCGAATTGCTTTTCCGAAACGCGGAAAAGCAATTGCTGCCGAAATTTCCGGAGGTTTTCAAATTCACCGGAGTTTTTCGAACGCGGCGAGACCGAAAAACCAATCGCGGAAACGCGGCGCCGAGCCTTGAAGAACAAACGAAATTTTCTCCGCGAATAGATCTGGAGTTGTGCGGAGAAAAACCGCCAGCGTGTTTTTCGGTGGGCGCGGGTTGCAAACAGGAGGGGTTCGCGCGTGATAGCGGCCGATCACCGGTTCGTCGTGCAGACCAACCCGCAACGCGAAGCCTTCGTCGGCGAGCAGCTCAACGCTCTCGGCCCGTACCTGCCGCGGTTCAAAACACCGAAGGGCCGGATCGCGCCCTTGTTCCCGCGCTATCTGTTCGTGCCGGCGATGGCGCACTGGTCGCCGATCTGCAACACGGTCGGCGTGCGCGCGCTGCTGATGAGCGGCGAGCGCCCGGCCATCATCCCCGGCAGGGTCATCACCGCCTGGCGATCACGCGAACGCGGCGGCCTCGTGCAGCTGCCGCCGCCACCGCGCTTCAAGCCGGGCGAGCGGCTGATCATCACGCGCGGATCGTTGCGCTATCACACGGTGATCTACGCCGGCATGTCGGGCAAGGAGCGCGAGCGCGTGCTGATCGAGATGCTCGGCCATAGCGTCACTTTGATCGTCCCGACCGCAGATCTCGCGCCGGAATTCAGGCCACCCGCAAGAAATGGATTGCGTCGGCGCCGCGAAACACTTAATGGACCAGGAGGCAGATATTTTTCCTGACCGCCTGTAGGTCGTTTTGACCTGCCCAAAAATTGCGGAGCTTGTTTCTCGCGCTGGCTTTTGGTCAGCGGCGTTCCGCGCGAAACGCTTCGCAAGCGCCGCCAGAAACACCCGAACGGTTTGCCTTTTTCCCGCCCGTACGCCTTTCCCGCCAACACAAGGCTGATATTTCGGGCGGCAATCGTTTTGCGAGGTCTCATCGCATGCGGCACCCAACCGATCCGCGCGACTGGTACGGCCTCGGCCGCTGGAAGCTGCGCGCCAAGGCGCAACTGCGCGAGCATCCGCTGTGCGCGCGTCATCTGGAGAAAGGCCAAGTCGTCCCGGCCGTGATCGCCGACCACGTCGTGCCACACCGCGGTGACTGGAATGAATTCTGGCTCGGCCGGCTGCAGTCACTATGCAAATGCTGCCACGAGTCCGGAAAGAAGTATGAGGAGGGGCGCGGCTTCCGCTCCGACATCGGCGAGGACGGCTGGCCACTCGACCCCCGGCACCCGACCTATAAGCGCTCCCTCGGCTAGGTCCAGGCTGCGCTGACAGTACAACCTGAGATTATGGTGGGCCGAAACGGCCCAAGCACGATACAACTTAGTCCTGCCCGCAAGAGAATGCCGTTCTAGGCCGGTACGACCAATCGGAAGCCCAGCATTATCAAGGGCTTGAGCGGGGTCGTGCAACGGCAAATAACACAATCACATCAAAAGGTTACGACGTGTCTGGCGGCTGCGGGGATCGTGCCCGCGGGAGGGCCAAGGGTGCGTTGGTCCGAGCGAGCTGAGGAAAGGGTCAAAACCTCGGAAATCACGCGTGGGCGGGACCAGCAAAGGCCTGCAGTAAGCAAAAGGGGAGGGGGGATGGTTGAAAAAATTCCTGCGGCACATTTTCCGGCGCGGCGGCGCTCCAAAAGTATTAGCAAATCCTTCTACGGTGTCGGACTAAAAGGAAAGGATCTTCCAAAATGGAGCGCGGATCAAAATCCTCAGCAAAAGCGCAACCTGAAGACGTGCGGGTGGAACCGACCGTTCCGGGAGTACAACCTGAGGCACTCATGGAGCTTTGCGAGGAGGAGAGGACCGAATGGTACAAATTCACCAATCGGATGCCCCCGGATTGGTTTCCCCCCGAGACGTGGCCGTTGCTGGCGCAGTTGTGCCGGCATGTATGCCAGTCGCGCTTCTTCGGCCAATGTTTGCAAGAGGTGCGGGCGGGGTTGCTCGACCCGACCGACGACGAGGCATTGGAGCGGGTCGAGCGTCTGGTCAAGCTGCACGACCGCGAGGGCCGGGCGCTCACCGCGCTCATGGTGCGCCTGCGCCTGACCACGCAGCAGCGCATCCCGGACGAGGATGTGGCGCGCAGAGCCCGCAAAGCCCGCGCCGAGCTGCCCGACGTCCAACCATGGGCCTCTGACGCGAGGCCGGCGCTGACCCAGTGATCGACCGCGTGTTGTCGCCGGCCGAGCGCGCCGAGCGAAACATCGAGTGGTGCGAACGATACCTGTTCCTGCCCGAGGGCAGGAACGTCGGCCAGCGGCTGCAGATGGCCGCGTTCATGCAGGACGATTTCCGGGCGATCTACGGCAACCCGGCCGGCACGCGCCGGGCGATCATCTCCCGGGGCCGCAAGAACGCAAAATCGGTCGAGTGTGCCTCGATCCTGCTGCTGCATCTCTGTGGTCCCGAGTACCGGCCGAACGGCGCGCTGTACTCCTGTGCGCAATCGCGCGATCAGGCGGCGATCATCTTCCGTCTCGCCAGCAAGATGGTCCGCATGTCGCCGATCCTGCGGCGCGTGGTGAAGATCCGCGAGAGCGCCAAGGAGCTGCTCTGTCCCGGCGTCGGCACCAGCTACAAGGCGCTGTCGGCGGAGACCTCGACCGCCTTCGGCCTGTCGCCGGTGCTGACCATTCACGACGAGCTGGGACAGGTCAAAGGCCCGCGCTTTCCGCTCTACGAGGCGCTGGAGACGGCGACTGCGGCGCAGGACGAGCCACTGACGCTGGTGATCTCGACGCAGGCGCCAACCGACGCGGATCTCCTGTCGATGCTGATCGACGACGCGCTCACTGGCGCCGATCCGCGCACTGTGATCCGGCTGAACACGGCGCCGATGGACGCCGACCCGTTCGCCGAAGCGACGATAGCGAAGGCCAACCCGGCGCTCCTCGTGTTCATGAACAAGGCGGAAGTCCTCGCCATGGCCGAGGACGCGCGGCGCCTGCCGGCGCGCGAGGCCGAATTCCGCAATCTGATCCTGAACCAGCGGGTGGAGGCGTCGAACCCGTTCGTCACGCCGAACATCTGGAAGGCCTGCGGCGCTCCGGTGCTGCCGTTCTCGTCGACGACGCCGCTCTACGCCGGCCTCGATCTGTCGAGCGTGGCGGATCTCACCGCGCTGGTGATGATCGGCCAGCCGGACGCCAAGAAGTGGCATGTCCACCCGACCTTCTGGCTGCCGCGAGGGGCTGGAGGAGAAATCGCGTACCGACCGCGTGCCCTACGATCTGTGGGCGGCGCAAGGCCATCTGCAGACGACGGACGGCTCGTCGATCAAGTACGAGGACGTCGCCAAGATTTTGCGCGACTTGTTCAACCGCTACAACATCCGCAAGCTGGCCTTCGACCGCTGGAATATGGGGCACCTGAAGCCGTGGCTGGAGAAGGCCGGCTTCGCGGTCAACATGATCGACGACCGCTTCGTCGAATTCGGGCAGGGCACGCAAAGCATGTCGCCGGCGCTGCGCTCGCTGGAGGAGCTGCTGCGCGACCGCATGATCGCCCACGGCATCCACCCTGTCCTGGCGATGTGCGCCGCATGCGCGGTGGTCGAGGGCAAGGACGACGCCAACCGCAGGCTCAGCAAGAACAAGTCATCCGGCCGCATCGACGGTCTCGTCGCGCTGGCGATGGCGGTGGGGGTGGCGCAGCAGATGCGTCCGGTCGACGTCGCGACGCTGATTGCGTGATGTTCGTTCTGGCCGAAGCGGATTCGCTGTTCGCCTGGATCGAGTGCGTCTTGCATCGATAGATGCGCCGCGCGCTAGTCCTTCGCATCACTTCAAAAGGGGGCGGAACTTGTCCGCCCCCTTCGCGAACCGGCCCGCATGCTGCGAGCGGGCGCCGAGGCTTGAATACGCTCAGACGCTCAGCGGGTCAGACACCCGTAATAAGCGTTCCACGACACAGGATTTCTCTGTGTCTTGGCCATGTCGCAATAGGGGTTGTGGGCGTGGCGTTCCGGAGCTGGCGCAGCTACGGACGCTTCCCCCGCCGGGATTCCATGACAGCGGTAGTAAGCGTTCCAAGCGACTGGATTTCTCTGCGTTTTCTCCATGTCGCAATAAGGGTCTCGCGCGTGGCGTTCCGGTGCTGGCGCAGCCACGGACACTTCTCCCGCCGGGATTCCATGACAGTGGTAGTAAGCATTCCAAGCGACAGGATTTCTCTGCGTTTGTTCCATATCGCAGAACGGGCTCTTTGCCGGCGCGGCCAGACTCTGATCCATGAAATGTGGAACCGTGAAAGACGCGAGCGTCAATGCCGCTGCGGCAACGAGACGTTTTTTCATTTGCAGTTTCTCCATTTACATTTCCTCCACCATGACCTGCTGCGCAATGATGACGCAGTAGGCCCGCCATAGCTTGGCGCGATCTGAGATGCAGATGGATGAGACAATTGATCGCAGGGTGGCGCGTAGTCGCGCGATGATCAAACTCGATGTGCACGGCCAACTGAGAGCCCTGGCTCGCGCAGTCGATGTCGAGCGTGCCGCTCGCGGAACATGGTCGATCGTCAGCCGCGCTGCAACGATCTCAGAAACTCATTCCATCTGGTGATGTTCAGCCATACAGGCCCGATATGACGCGCTCGCCGCGTTCCGGCTCGATGGTCGCCAAATAGTGTTTCATCTGGTCGCGCGCATTGCCCGGCTTGAGCCAATGATAGGTGCAGCCGGCCAGTCCGGCGTTGCGCGCGTTGACGAAATTCTCTCGCAACGTCGGGTTCCACATAATCGCGGCCTTCGGTCGCCTTGAAGATCACGCCGAGCGCGCCAGCCGCCTTCACGGCGACGAAATCCGGCGTGCCTTGCCAATGCGAGATATCGACGACGGTGGGATGATCGCTCATCGCTGCGGCTCCCCGACTTTCGGCGTGACGATGATGCAGTTCTTGGCCAATTGGTTCAGCAATGCGTCTTTGCGTTCGCTTTGTGCGCTGCCGAGGCCGGCAATAGCACCCAGCACGTAAGCGCCAGCACCCAGAAACAACATCGCGGCCATCGCGCTCGTCATCGCCGAAATCCGCGGCCTGCTGAACCCCCCGGAGCAAGAGCCCACGGACGACGAACCGCCACGCCCGCGCAACAAGGGAGAACGACCATGATCTCATCGTTGATCTCGTTGCTGATCTACCTCCTCGTCGTCGGCATCATCCTGTGGTTGGCGCTGTACGTGATCAGCGTCATCCCGCTGCCGGCGCCCTTCGCGCAAGTGGCTCGCGTGATCGTCATCGTCATCGGCTGCCTGATCGTGATCCTGCTGCTGTTGCAGCTGGTGAGCGATGGCACCCTTCACATGAGGCCGCTGTCGCTCATTGATTTTCAACAGAGGGAGGCTTGACGTGGCGCTACAGATCATCAACGGACCATTCATCCAAGCCGGCGAAAGCCTGTCGGATTCCATCGACTGCAGCGCCGGCCCGCTGGTGCGGATCACCATGCCGGGAAACTGGACGTCGGGCGCCAACTTGACGTTCCAGCTCTCGACGGACGGCCAAATGTTCAACGACCTCTACGACGTCCATGGTGAGGAGATCACCATCGTCGTCGTCCCCGGCGCCGCGGTCCGCATCCCGCTGGAGTGGTCGACCATAATCGCCTTCATCAAATTCCGCTCTGGGACGGCAAGCCATCCGGTCGCGCAGAAGGAGCTGCGCGAATTCGCGGTGGCGATTGAGGTGGCGGACGCGCCACCCGCTACGCAGTCCGCCGCCCGGCGCTAAGTTGGCGGCCCTCGCTTAAGTGCTGGATGTCCTCGCCAAGGCCGAGGCGCAGCTCACCGTCCAACAACGCTTCCGGATCGCGCTGGCCCGCTCGATGCGGCTGCTGGCGAAGGAGCAGCCGTGGGACGAGA